AAGACAAAATGATTAATGCATATCTATATTCCTTTGATGAAAAAGATTGTGCTTCTGATAAGTGGGATTATGGTTTATTAAAAGAAATATTTGATAAATATAATATTGAACAAATAAAAGTAAACTCATTACCAGATGTTGATCGTGCATTTGTTGTTGTTCCTGGACCTCAAAACCTTGGTCATGAAGAAGATGTGAATAAAGAGTTACAGAAAATAGGAAGACTGGTGTTATTTATTACAGGGGATGAAGAAGGTAGGTTTGATATAACCAAGATTAGTCATCCTAATGCTGACATATGGATTCAATGCCCTCATAAAAAACATAAAAAATATTATAAGTTACCACTAGGGACTCCACAACATCTAAAAAACTCTGTTCCACAATATACTGATAAAAAATATGATGTATATTTTGGTGGACAAATAACACATTCAAGACGTAGGCAACTGTCTGATGCCATAAAAACCCTCTCAAATGCCCTTTTTAAGCCTACAGAAGGGTTTGCCCAAGGCGATCATCCAAAAGATTACTATGCCAACCTTGCAAGTGCAAGAATAGCGCCGTCACCTTCTGGCGCAGTTGTAATAGAATCTTTTAGATTTTATGAAGCTTTAGAAATGTTGTCTTTACCAATAGTAGATGCTGTTGATCCACAAGGAAATGTTATCAATTATTATGATTTTGTTTTTGAAGGTAAAACACCAATAAAATCAATAAAGAATTGGCATTCACTAACAACTGTAGTGCCTGAATTACTAAATAATTATCCTCAAAATATGCACGATGCTGTTTGTTGGTGGATTAAATATAAAAGAGATCTTGGTATTAGAATTATGAGGCAAATTAATGCATAAGAGAGATGTAACTATTGTAATACCAACTTCTGTTTTACCAAGCCATCCAAATACTTTTGTTATTGATGAAACAATTGCTGCTATTAGATCACATTTTCCAGACAACGAAATTATTCTACAAATGGATGGATTACGTAAAGAAAGAATGTCTCGTAAATTAGATTATGATGAATATAAAAATAGGATATTATGGAAATGTCTTCATGAATGGAAAAATGTTTTACCAATAATATTTAATGAGCATAGTCATCAGACTACAATGATGAAGAAAACTATTGGAATTATTGATACTGGAGCAATGCTTTATGTCGAAGGAGATGCCCCAATAACTCCTGACTGTGAAATTGATTGGCAAAAGTGTTTAGACATGTTAGAAAATAAAAAGGCTAATACTATTCGTTTTCATTTTGAAGCACAAATTCCAGAACCACATAAACATTTAATGTTTGGTCTAGAAGATGGATTCATGAAGACTGCACAATGGAGCCAACGACCTCACTTAAGCACTGTAAGATATTATAAAGATGTTGTCCTGCCTTTTTCTGATGAAAAAACTTTTATTGAAGATAGGTTTCACGGTAGAGTTCAAGATGATTGTTTGCCTTATGATACCTTTAGCGAAGAAGGTTGGAGCCATCACAAGCTTTGGATCTATCACCCAGAAGGACATATAAAAAGATCATACCATTTAGATGGTCGTGAGGGAACTAAAAAGTTTACTACAGATGATGATATTTGGGGATATAAAGAATGAGACTAGGAATCATAGCAAGGTCTGACAATACTGGTCTAGGTAATCAAACTATGGAACTTGTCAAGATGCTTAATCCTGATAAGATTCTATTAATCAATTCCCAATTTTTTAACAATAACCAGCAACATCCAGAGTGGTATAGAGATTATAATGTCATTGAAACTAGAAAAGGTATGCCTAGAACTAATGAAGTCTTAGCATTCTTAGAAGATATTGATGTTGTTATTAGTTGTGAAACATTTTATCATTTAGAGTTAGTTGATCTTGCTAAACAAAGAGGAATCAAAACTATACTTCAATACAACTATGAACTATTTGGTCATTTAGCACACCCAGAATGGACGTTGCCAGATGTCTTGCTTGCTCCTAGCATATGGAACTTAGATATAATTGTTCAGAAGTTTGGAAGTAAAACACAGGTAATGCATCTACCACCACCAACAGATCATACTTTATTTAATCAAGCAAAAGAAATAAATCTATCAAAAGATCACAAGCGAATACTACATATTGCTGGTAAAAAAGCTGCAAAAGATAGAAATGGAACTGAAAGTATTCTTAAAATGATGAAGTATTCTAAAGAAGATTACCAATTAGTTATAAAATCTCAGACTCCATTAAACCTTATATGCAAAGATTCAAGGGTAAAAATTGAAATAGGCAATCCAGATAACAGACAAGATATGTATAGTGGGTTTGATGCTATGGTTTTACCTAGACGTTATGCTGGTCTTTGTTTACCTATGAATGAGGCTCTTATGAGTGCCCTGCCAGTTTTTATGACCAATATATCACCTAACAATGCAATTCTGCCAGGAAAATGGTTAGCTGAATCAGCACAAATTGATAGCTTTAGAACAAAATCAATGGTTAATGTTTATGATGCAAAGTCAGTTAGTCTTGCTAAAATAATTGATAGCTATGTAGCCAATAATAATAAACAAAATATTAAACAAGATGCATTAGAAATAGGATTATCAAACTTTTCTGTAGAAAATCTTAAAGAAAAATATATTAAAATAATAAATGAATAAATAAAAAAGCCAGCCTATTTCTAGACTGGCCTTTCTAATAGAAGGTTATTACTTCTTCTTTGCTACTGCCTTTTTTGCTGCAGCCTTTTTCTTTACAGGTGCCTTAGCAGCCTTTAGAGCCTTATCTACGGTAGCAGCATCTGGCAAGATACCAAAAGCCTTGTCATTAGGGTTAATTGCCCTCAATGCCACTGGTGCAATTGCAGCAACTAATGCTGTCCATAGATCTTTTGGATCTGTTATTCCCGCCATATATAGGGCAAGACCTGAAGCAAGCACTGAGCGACCATATGATGCTAGCAATGCCTTATTCTTATCATTGATTATCTTATTCATTATTCCTCCTAGGATATAACTCGTGTTAGTATTGTAAAACCAATCCATAGACCAATAATTCCTGCGACTCCCGCAAAAACTGGTGGTGCTGGAACTGGCAATTTGAATGCAGCAAACACGATGCCACACCCAAAACCTGTTATTGTTGATAGAAAAATGTCTTTCATTGTTGTAATCCCCCTATATGTTTTAAAAAATCACTGTGCTTTATAAAGTCTTTACTAATGTTTTTTTTATTTAATATAAAACTAACTAACTCACTATGTTTATTTTCGTCAATAAATTCTTTATATATCTTATTTATGTTATTTAAATCTACAAGATTATTTCCTAAAGCAACAATATAGTAGCTATCTTTACTAAACCAAATCTCATCATAGAGTTTTGTAAGAGTTGAATTTTTTAAAATCTCTAAATTATTTAATAAATTCTGTGATTTTTTATTATTTTTATTAAAATTTATCCAAAAATCAGAATTATCTTTATTTGTTGTGTAATGCAAACTTAAAAAATCAACTATTGATTTTGCATCTCTGATGTAGTATTCATTAAATAGTTTTTTTATTTCAACATCGTTAGAAAATATTTTATGTTTTTGCATAAAAAATCTTTGTAATAACAAAATTGATTGACCAATAGAAGTTGCTTCTAATGGCTCTAAAAATCCAGAAGATAACCCGACTGCAAGACAATTATTTATCCAAACTTCTTCAAAAAATCCTGGATCAAAAATAAAAGACTTACCATTAGTTTTTGGATAAGTTGGTTTAAATCCTAAAAATTTTTCAATTTCTTCTTGAGCTTGATCTTCATTTATATAATCAGAATCAAAAACATAGCCACACCCATACCTATGTTGTAATGGTATCTTCCATATCCATCCATAATCCATGGCAATTGCCTCTGTGTAACTTGGAATATTTTCTGTATCAATATCTATAAAAAATGGTAATGCTCTTTTCATAGGTAGGTATTCCGAAAAACTTTGCCATTTGGAGTTGTAATGTTTTCCAATTATTAATCTTGCAAAACCACTACAATCAAAAACAAAATCTGTAAGTATAGTATCATTATTATTTAACTTTAAAGCAACAATATCATTCTGATTATTGGTTTCAATGTTTACTACTTCACCTTTAATTAATTTTATTTTTCTTAAGATCCCTAAATTTGATAAGAATGATGCTAAAAGTCTTGCATCAAAATGAATTGAATAATCAGAGTGGATATTCCATGAATGTAAAAATGATTTATTATTTTCTGTTTCTGCTAAGGCAGTAAAGGGTAAAAGTTTATTGTCTGAATACTCATCATTTACAGAAGTGTTTGTATTTTTTTCAACTATATTTAGAAGTCTTTCATATTTTAAGATTGGAAAATCAAAATTATTTCTCCCCCTATCAAAACCACTTTCATCAAAAATAGATCCTTCATGTGTAAAATCATGATAGTAGTAGTCTTTTTCTTTAGACCAATTTGTAAATTTAATTCCAGTTTTTATTGTGCACTTTGTTTCTTTTATTAAATCTTCAATCGCTATGTCTAAGTATTTTAAAATTGATATTAACTGCCTTGTAGAACCTTCTCCAGCTCCTAAAATTCCAATCTCTGGACTTTCGACTAAAGTAATGTTATCATCTGGAAAAATTTGTTTTGCATATAACGCTGTTATCCAACCAGCAGTGCCACCACCAACTACAACAATATTTTTCATTTATAGTCTTCTTTTGGTAGTAAGTCTTGTAACTCTTTATATGATTTTATAAAATTTGTTAGCATCGGATAGGATGGATGCCCATCATAGAGCAAGCCAAACTTTTCAAAATATTCGACATCAGGTTTTAAATCTAAAATCATCTTATTTATTTTACTTTGAACATCTTCTATATATTCGAATGACCAGTCACGAGAATCAGAAAGAAACTTAATAAAGTTTTCTTTATGAATATCGTCTTCATTTTTAAATTCAATGTTATTGTTATCAACAAAATGCTGTAATGATTTATGAGAAATCGATAACTTTGTAAATGCTTTATTTATTTTATTAATTTTAATTAATGAAACTAAATAAGCAAGGGCAAAGGATCCAGCTAATGTAAATGCTACTATAACAATAATATTATTCATTAATAAAACCATAGTATAAGTATATACTACCTACATAGTCTGTGTCAATTATTTGTGACATTATTTTATTGCCTCCCGTGTGACTAACACTATAGCCCCATTCATTTCTAAAGCCTTTTTGATATTTACTACATACTGTAATGCTTGTATTTTTTCATCGTGGACCATTCTGGCAAAACTATGTTCATTTAATTTAATAACAAGAAAATGATCACTATCAATAACTTGAACTTGAAATCCTTTTGGGGGAATTATTGAATGAAAAGCTTTACGCATATCGTCTGTATACATTACTTATCCATTGTTAATGACTGCCAAGTTTCTGACCAACCAAGTTTTGTTCTGTGATTATTAAATTCTCTTGATATTTCTCCACCTTCTAAATATACACCGCCCCAGATTCCCCACTCTTTAGCGGAAACTCCAACAGCAAAACATTTTTTTGCTACTGGACATCTACTACATAGCGAATCAATTATTGGTCTTACATCTACATCTTCTTCATATGTGTCAAAAAATAAACTATTATCAAGACCTAAACATAGAGCATCGTCTTTCCATACATGTTGTTTCATAGAAAGACCTACATCTTATACTTATTTGGAATGTCCCAGCCATTACGATCAACTTTGAATACTCGTTGTGTATACCACTGACCATTAACTCGAACGCCATTAACAGCGGTTCTACCCATTTCTGTTTTCTTACGTTCTACTACATCCCAGCCAATCCAAGAAAGTAAATTATTTTGCTTTACTATCTTTTCCATAGTGTCTAGTTTGTTTATTAACATGTTTTTGTCCCCACTTAATATCGGAAAATACCGACTTCTATATTATTTGATTCAGCAACATGAACTAATTTAGATATTGATTGTTTTGGTTTACTTAAAAAAGCAAAATAGTTTATTTGATTTATATTTTCTTCAAGCCAAGAAGATGCTACTTTATAAAATTTAATTTTACGTCCTCTTGATTTCATTCCTCTTTCAGATAAGTTTGAAAACTCTGAAACAAAAGAATTAATTTGAGTTGGACCAACAGAATAAATTATAAATTCTTTATCATCTTCATTCATACTAGAAAGAGCAACACCCATGGCACGAATAAAAACATTGTAGTCATTAAATTCAGTAGTTCCCTGAACCGCTACTATCATTTTTTTTCCCACTCTCTAAATTATCTAATATAAATAACATTTTGTTTATGTCATTTTTTGACATATTTTCTATATCTACTGGTTGTGCTGATCCAGGTTCCACTTCTCCATTAATAGCTTTGGCAACATAAAAAGTATTATCGGATACCCAATAAGCTTCCTGGCCTATAACCATAACCTTAATCATACTCTTTTCTGTATGCTTTGTCAACTGTGAAAATCGTTTTTTCTGATTAGAGGAATCAATTAAAAAAAAATATTTAAAAAGCTCATGTGTATCTTTTTGACTATACAAAGTTCTTGACATTTTTTTATTAATTTTTTTCTTCATTGCAATAATTATAACTAAAGATGCTATGAAAGTCAGGCTAAATCCGATAAAATATTGCACTTTATCGTTACTCCTTTGCTTTAGTCTTCTCTTGATAAAGATTTTTTACTATGTTTAGGAGTCATTTTATCTATTTTTTCAGAAAGTTCTGTAATTTCTGATTCTAATTTTTTATTTTTAGATTCAAGAGATGCTTTTTCAATCTTTAATTTATTAGTAATAAGCTGAAATTGTGCATTTTTTAACTCAGCTTCATTAGTTCTATTACTATAAAATAAAACTAATTTTTTTAAATCTTCATTATCTAATTCATCCATTATTTGTCCCCTTAGTAAAACTAAATGCGCTTCCTACCCAAGCTTTTTCTGCTTTGTTTTTTTCTCTTTCGACAATTGAACGGCTCCAGGTAAACCCTGCATCTCCACCCCAAGCATCCCACATAATTCTTCCATTAGAGGGAAACTCTGGACCATCAAAAAATCCTTTTCCTTTTTTATCTACTTCATGACGGGAAAAAAAGGAAAACATTCTTTTTACAGTATCAAGAGACATTGCTGATCCATTTACAATATCAGTTGCACGACCCCAACCTACTGGAGTTCCAGCACCAGTTGCCTTACCTTCTTCTTTCCACTTTAAGGCACGTCTTGCAGCAGCCTTCATGCCTGAAGTTGGACTGTAAGACTCAGCCATTTTTTGGTTTTCTAAAAATATCGTCAATATATTCTTTAACCTTAGTAGCTTTTGTTTCGCCCTTTGGTTTTACAAAAACATTATCAACATAATTTTCAGTCTCTTCAATTATCTTTTGATTGTTTGCAAGGTCTTGTTTGCTAAGCTTTTTTCCTTTACTTACAATCTTTTTAATTTTTTCTTTAGCCATTTTTTATTTCCTCTCTTTTTGATTGATAAGGACCAAGATCTGTTTTAATAGTCCCGTCTTTCCTTAAGCGAACAATTCTACCATTTTTTATTTGTGTAGGATTGAATGCTGTTATTTTTTTCTTTGGCATTATTTTTCAATCCCTAATGGATTAAAAGATCCATCCCAAATACTTTTTGTTGTAGAAGGCATGTCTGACTTATAAGTCCCACCACGGCGCTTATATTCTTGAACTACCCAAGAATTTGCAACTGCAGATGGATAGACATCAAACTTATCTTTTGCTTCTTGAATAATTCTTGCGTATAGCTTTGGATTAGAAGGTGTTGATCCACCCCTGCGTGGTTTAATCATTTCACCATAATTTGGCTTTTTTGCTTTTTCCATTTCATCCTCCATGTTTTCTGATTTTCCAATTTGAACATTATACATGTTTTCCATATCAGAATTATTTGGTGTTGCTGGAATTCCAGTTCCGCTTGATCCCATTTCCATAACCATCTCTACTGAGACAGACAGTGATTCAATCCTAATAACTTCAGACATGCGATGATAAGTAACATATGATTTTTCTTCCCATGCGCCATCTTCTTCTTCATATTCACGAACAATAACTGGCTTATCATTTTCCATATATTCCATAGAATATTCTGATCCTGGTAGTCCAAGAAGTCCTGGATTAGTCATCACGTATTCAACACGACCAACCATATTCTTATCATCTTCGCCCATATACATTACGAAGTCGCCTTCTTTAATTTCATGCATACTTTTACCTATGTTGCCTTCAGAGCGATTAATTGCATAAATTTGTGCTGCTGCTTCTGCTCTTGTTGTATGGCATCCCATAACCTCATTTGTTCCCTCTTTTATTGCAGGGTATCCTGAACAGCCGTATGAGCCCTTAGCTCCTATACTATATGGCATGGTAAACCTCCTAAAGTCTATACTTCATTATATCAGGCTTTCCTATTCAAAAGTCTAACTATCTCTGATAAAGACCACTTTTCTTCCTTAGAAAGAGTCCCTATTGCTTCCCTGGAGGTAGCTTTTCTAGTTATTGTAATTATGGGGTCTTCCAAAAAAAGATCAATATCTAAAAATCCTTTTTCCCATAAGTTCATAACCTCATCATTTACTGATTTAATATGGTCTTGATATACATCTGGCATTAACTCTTTTATCTTGGGAGTAAAAGAATATAAAAAATTACCAGTATCTGATTCAATACCAGATACCTCTATTGCTCCATCTAGAATTAATTTATTGATTAATTCGCTGTCTGATTTTTCTTTCACTTACCGCTCTTTAATCTAACCTTAGCAAGTAAATCAAAGTCTTTTATTTTAGTATCTCCAAGGTATCCCCAGGCATATCCATCATTAATCATCTTATCATTGAGTGAAACTGTATCTCCATTTACATAAACCCAACCAAGGATACGACCATACTTTTCAGATGAGTCCATTTTTTCTGTTTTAATAATAACAGACTTAGCATCTTTTAATTGTTTCTTTAAATATTCTTTAGACTCAAGACCAAGAGCTTTTTCTTTAAGATCCTTTGTGCGAGACTCAGGGGTATCGATACCAGCAAGTCTTACACGGGACTGAAATAATATATCAAACCCCAAATCAATAAGAACATCAATAGTATCTCCATCTACAATATTCTCTACTTTTCTTACATAGTATTCATACACTAGTTTTCACTTCCCTTTAGTTTATTTTCTACTAACTTTTCACGTTCGTCAGTTATCTCAAGCATAAAAGACATCATCTTTGTATATGTTTCTGGATTATTCATAATTTTGTTATAGTGATGATTACAGAATAGCAACTCTCCAGTAATTCCCTTTACTTTGACATATGCCTGTGCTTCACAACTATCACAACGATCTAAAGAATTTAATTGCCACTCTTTGGGCTTAACTTCTTCATCAATCATAGTATTCATATTATACCGCTACTTTCTGTTATCAGTTGAATAGAAACCCGAACCGTTAAAAACTGCTCCTACATTTGAGTATACACGAACTAGTTGATGATTGCAAGTTTCACAGATATATCCAGGATCGTCTTCTCTTATTGATCTTTCCTTGATATATCTTTGTGCACATGGCATACAGTCATATTCATATTTAGGCATTATTATTTTCCTTTTATCTAAGGCAATACTTCTTCAGGAGTTTCAAAAGGCAACGCTCTTCCAAATTGTCCAGACAGCGTTCTTTGATTTTTAGTAAAACCCCCACTAACGGAGTGTGCAAGTTTATACAAATCTGGAACCGCAAGATCTCCTTCTTCCCATTTAAGAACCATCCTTATGTCTTTATTTTCCCAAACCTGATTACGAATCCATTGAGTTAAATTTTTATGCCTATCTATTTCTTCTTCATTTGGTTCACGGTCGTCAATTTTAGACAAACTACAAGATGGTGAATTTTGTGAAAAAAGCCATAATCTTATTGTTTTTTCTTCTGTTATTGGATGAAAATTTACACAGCTAAAATCTTTTAAAACTGTGACATCTGTTTTTTCTTCTCCTAAATAAGTATGTGTTACCGTTTCAAGTTTATTTATACATCTAGAAAGAAAGTCTTGGTCTTCTTTATTTAAATCTTCAAACATTTTTGTCATATCAACAAAATAAGTATGTCCAGAATCTGCTGGACAATCAAATTTTTCCATTCTCCATGTTGCACCATAATGAGAATTTTCTTCATCTTGAACATGCTCTGTGTGCCAAGCAAGCATTAACTCATCTTTACCAACATTTCTTTCAGTTGGCATGTGTTTATGATGATTTTCTATATAATCTGGCACATAAGGATTTTTTGAATTAGGATACCAATTTAATATATCTCCAAAAAATATCATCAAATCTGTTTGCTCTTCTTTAGTTAAGTTAGCATTTCTAAATACAATAATTTTATCCCTTAAATATATTTCTTTATACTTATCAGGATTAGATTTAATTTCTTCTATTGATATAAAATCTATTTTATTTATTGTAATCATTTAATTACTTAACACCTTTTCCAAACTTTGCCCAAACTCTTTCGTGAAGAAAATAACCAATAGCTTCCCATCCTATGTAAATGAGAGCACCTAAACTAGCATACTCCCACTCACCAGTGAACAAATAAATTACTCCAGCAACACCAACAAGGTGAAAGGTTTCCCAGCTTAATGTCTTGAGTAGTGTTCTTTTAGTAGATTCCAATTACTTTACACCCTTTAATCTACGGAATGTTTCTTCATCAACAATTCCTGTAGGCTTAAGTTTTTCTTTTGTTTGAAAAGCCTTAACAGCTTTTTCTGTTCCTGGACCAAACTCTCCATCAGACTTAAGCTTTAGCATTGTTTGAATGTTCTTTACGGCTTGACCTTTTGAACCATTCTTGAGTGGTTTAAATAGTTTGACTACAGGAACCTCAACACCTTGTGACTTTGCAACATCTGCAAGAGCAACTTTTTTTTCTTCAAGTGTTTTAACTGCTGGTGTATCTGCATCTGGATAATCAATTGATCCATACCCCGCAATAAATACAGGAAGACCTTTTTTGTTAGGACCATAAGCACGAAGTTTCTTTACGCATTCTCCGCCATTAGACTGGCTACCACTCTTACCATCTGCTGTAGTATTTCCTTCAATAGTAATGCATGTTCCATCACCATTATCTTTTAATACCCAACCAACATGGTCAATATCTGCTCCACCAGGGAAGTTAAAGTAAACTACCCAACCTGCTTCTGGTTTATTTCCTTTAACTGGAACCCATTTGTTTTTACTTTTAAATGCTGCTACACCTGCTGGTGTATAAACTGTATTTGGGATCTTAATTCCCGCTGTCATCGCTGTCCAATTAACAAAACTTCCGCACCATGGAAGAAAATTTGCTTTACTCCATGCACCATATTTTGTTTCGTTATCTTTAGGACCTTCAATGGTCCCTACTTCTTTTTGAATCACTTCTAGTAGAAGTGCCCTTGTTCCTTTTACTGACATAAATTATCCTCCTATAGGTATATTTAATTATAGCACTAGGCTATGCTTTTTGTCAACTATTATATTTTTGTTAATCTCTTTTTTTAATATTATCTAAGACTAAGTTAGATAGCTCAGACAAGTCTATGTTGTTATTTTTAGCATAATTTTGTATAATTTCATGGGATAAATTTGCCAAATCATCTTTAATCATTTCTATATATTCGTTAAAAGATTCAAAATCTTTTTCTTCTACATGTGGACCAACACAGTAATCACTAGTTATACAAAAAACACAAAAACGCTGATTGTCAAATTTCATATCACTATTTATAGTATCAGTTTCATTTGCTTTAAATACATTACCAGCAAAACGTTTTGGTAATACATCAATAATTAAATGAATTCTATTTTCACTACCACCATTATATACTGAATGTATTTTTGAGTTATTAATTTCATATATATATCCCTCAGCCATATTTTCAGATTCTTTATTAACCATAAATACTGTTTCATTATTTGTTTTTATAGGTATATGTATGCGTCTACATAAAAATAACATATCTGTTCTATCCCTATGCCTTCTAACTCTAGAGTTAGGAAACATATTTATTAGTTCTGATCTGACAACTTTTCCATCATACTCTTTTTCTAGCCAATCGTATATATCATTTAACTCTTTAATAGATTGTTCCTCTTTAAAAAAATTAATATCTCTATAATAGCCAGAATTGTTAGTGTCCCAATAGTAATTAAAAAATCTTAGCTGATACATCTGTGTTTGTTGGTGTGTTGTATACCTAGCCTGTCTTGTAGAGTCTAATAGCCATTCTTTTTTAAAATTATTTGCTTCGTTTTTAATAGAATCAATGTTAATATTATTATACTTTTTAATACCCCAGTTACCTTTTTTATCTAAAATCTCTATACCCATACAATAATTGTATCATAATCCATGATATAATGTATATATGGAAAAACCAAGAGAAGAAGACTACACCCAAGAAATTAGGGTGTCTAATATATTTAATGCAAAAACTATTGAACTAATTCAAGATAAAGATATTCTAGATCTTGGAATTCATCAAGGGCATTTAGCTAATTTAGCTTTTTCATTTGGGGCAAAGTCAATAACTGGCATAGAGAAAAATCCTAGCAACTGCGATCTTGGAAAATCTTTACATCCAGATATAAACTTTATAAATAAGAATTTAAACACAGAAAACTATTTAGATCTTCTTCAAAATATAGATGTTATTTTTTGTTTAGGAGTGTCTTATTACGTAGACGATGTTCAATCTATGGTTTCAGATATTTCTTCTTACCCAAATATAAAAACAATTATTTTTGAAACTGCTTTTATTGAAAAAGATTTACTTCTTCCTAGCGAATATAATCTATTGTCAGAAACAACACTTACGGAAATTTTTACAAATAATGGTTTTAGCATATTAGACATTAAAAAATACGAACTTGATACTGATTATGGTTATATGTCAGATCGAATAGTTTTTGTTTTAAATAAAGAATAGCACTAAGCTATTTTTTTTGTTAACCTATTATAAGTTCTAATTCTATGGCAGTTTGCACATACTACTTCACATTTTGCAATTTCTTTTTTAATTGCTGCCCAAGAAAATCCATCGTGGATCATTCTTGAAATATTATATTTTTTATCTTTGAGATGATCAAAATCTAAAAGTATATGATTATTGATTCCACAATCTACACATCCAGATGCTTCTTTAATCTCTGACAGTCTTTTTTTAAACTGCTGCTTATTGTAATGATCCAACTCTTTGTTAGTCACAATAATATTATATCAGCAATTAAGAGTCCTACACAGGTAATCCGTCTGCAGTGCGCCACGGTTATAATTAATGGGTAACTAAACCATCACTAAGGTCCTGTGTAGGACATGCCAGATATTTTATGTCGCTGTCTCCCCCGACAGTTCTATTATACTACTTTATCTTAATTGTTTTTGGTTTCTTTTCTTCAGGAACAACACGATCAATACTTACGTGTAGCATTCCATCTTTAAGATCAGCACCAGTAACTTCCATATACTCTCCAAGAGCAAATGAACGTGTAAACTTTCTAGATGCAATTCCTTTGTGAACAACTTCAGCATCAGTTACTTCAACAATTTCTCCTTTAATAACAAGAGTTCCGTTGTCTACAGAAACATCAACATTATCTTTTGTAAATCCAGCAATTGCTACTGAAAGTCTATATGTATCTTCATCTAATTTAAGAAGATCATATGGAGGATATGCTTGTGAATTTGTTTTGTGTGCGGTATTAAGACGGCCTAACTCTCTGTTAAAGCCAATAAAAAAAGGATCATTAAAAAGATCCATAGCAAACTGTGTTACCATTTTATTCCCCTTTCAAGCGAATAAGTTAATGTATC